CTTGTTGCTACTGCTGTCAGTTATTTCAATCTCGCCTATATAATCCCCAGATCCATCACTTTCCGTTGTCGATAGTGTAAAAGTGCAAACACCATTGCTGGCATCCGTAACCACGCCAGTTATCGTGCATAATGTTGATCCTTGTGTCCAATCAACCCCGCGCGCTTCTTCGATTAACGATGGTTTGTGTGCGAATTTCTCAATGTGCAACTTAACCGTAGCATCAGTTAAGTCGATTGCCGGACCGTTGTATACGCGCTTATAACTGCCGTACTCAAACCCGAAATCATCACGACCCAAGGTAAAGGTGAAGGTATAATTGCAACCACCAGCGATCTTGGGAAAATCCTTGGCGGCCTTCCAAATTTCGAATTTGCGATAATAATATTTGGCACTATCGATTGTCATACTATTATCTCCAATCCACTTCTAACCTTGTCTTCAGCGTTTTTCTTGCCTGGATAATCTTCGTCCCAAGTGCCGTCCGGGTTTTTGATACCCATCTCACCATTGACAATTTTTTTCAAAATTTCATCAGCCTGCTTTTTCAGGATGCTAGCATAGGTCGATTCTTTTGGAGATTGTCCAGCATGTAGATACTGCCAGGCCATTGCTGATGCTAACATATCGGCGACACGCACGATCAACTCTGGATAACTATCAGAAAACATGTCAAATGATTTGCCCAACATCCCTTCAATATACACGTCCGCATAACTTTCACAGGCTGTAACTTCATCATTACGTAGTTCTTTGCTCGCACCTTTTGTTATTTCCTTAAGGTAGCGTGATTTCTGTCGCAAACTTACATAACTCATTTTGTCACCAGTACCCCCACAACATTGACACGGAACTGCACACGATGCGTGCAATCATCGTTAGTATCACCTGTAGACCATAACCTTAATTCACCCAAACACTCACAGTCTTCGTCCAAATCGGTTGCTGTTATTGCTGCTGTACATTGTCCTGCTGCTGCGTCGGTAATCGTGCAAGCCTGGTCTAATAGGGTTGTTTCGTCATCAATCTTTTGCATAGCAAACTTAGCAGCATACCCGGTTAAGTCGATAGCACTGCGGGCAGAATTGATGACCGAAAACACAATAGTAGTCGTGGTGTAAGTGTACAGCGGTTTCGCTATTTCTATCGGTGCTGTTCTGTCCATCCATGCTTCAAAACTGTAGTTCATTGCACTAGATCCTCAATTCTGCCAGCCAAAAACGGGCTGTGGTTGGTCCACTTAATGCCAAGTTCGTTAAGATGATTCAACCCATAACGAAACGCATCCAACATCCTTGTGAATGCCTGGGAATTGTAATTGCCATGCCCATAATGGTGGGTCAATTTTTTGCCATCACCATCCAAAACAGTAAGGTCAACCCCTGCTATGTGTATTTCGATATTTTCTTTGGGAAAATACGCCAACCCCATCTGCACTGCTAACTGTAGTGCAATATAAGTCGTTGTTTTTCCATGGTAGACAATCATTGGCTCGGTCGAAAACCCTGTTTCACCATGCACATCGACAAAGCGTAATTCTGGCCAGGTAAATTTGCCTGACCGTGAATTGCTGCGGTTTGTAAACTTTCTTACGGCCGCCAATTCCTTGATCCGCTTTTCTTCCATCAACATGGTCGCATCGTCCAATGCCACGTAATAATCGGGCACCAACCCAAGCGCAGGTGTGCCGTCAGTCTTGGTTTCAAAAAAACATCGATTGACGGCAAAGGTCACGGCATTGGGCAGTACTTGGCCCTTGGCCATCATGGCACTTGGGCCATCACCAAACACCCAAATCACGTTTGACTTGCGTGGGAATACGTCTTTGATGTCAATTTCCTGTAATTCGATTTCTGTTTCGTCTTTGTCTATTGCTTCGATTCGTCCTTTTTTTGCTAATCTTGCATAGTCCATGGTTGATACGTGTAATTGGTCGCCTGGCTCAAAGTAGGTTTGACCGTTGTTATACCTGCTTAATGGGTAGTGGATGCCTTTTCTGGCTACGCATAGACGCACTTGCATTAGTCAAACACCTCTTCAAAGCGGTCGTTCATTGTTTCCAGTCGCCTTGCAGTTTTATCGTCTACTTCAACCACACGCTCTTTTCCAGGATCGCGTGGTTGACCTTCGATGTTCTTTGTCCACCATTTGTATGTGCCACCAGGGTTTTCTGCACCAGGGCGTTTGACATCCTTGGGCACCTGCATTTTGTAGGTTTTTTCTGGCAAGTCATTTCGCAGATTAGACGAAATTGGTCTAAGACGAAATTTGCGCACCCTGGGCTTGCCATCTTTGGTTAGATGGTTTGTTCTGACTAATTTCAGTGTGCCGTCCGGCTGCGGTTCGAATATTTGTTCGACCCCCCCAGCGACATGCTTAAATTGTTGTTTTTTTTGTGGTCTGGTCTTAACGCTCATCATTTTTCCCCTGAAAATAAAACAATGATTATGCTACTTTGACGTTAGTACCAACTGCAGCGCCTTCTACCTGTTCAAACTTGGCGTCTAAGCGCATAGTGGTTACAATTACTAAGGTTCCTGCACGAATGTCGCGATCAATTTCCATAAATAGATTACGCCATATTCCTAAAACCATATTTTTTGGGTGGGTAATAAGTGCTTTGCCTAAGTTGGAACTGGTTCCACTTTCGGCAGGTACGTGAGCGGAAACAAGCATAGGTACGCCATAGGCGGTGTTTACTTTTTCCTTGCCCCATGCAACTTTGGTAGCACGATCAGAATAAGAATTGTCAGCAAGTTCGTCATTCCATTCGACGTCCATGTTCGAAGAAACAACCCAAATTAGGTCATTTTTCTTTTGTCGATATTCTTTGGGCAGTTGCAAAAAAGTACCTTTGAAAAAGCCTTTGCTAAGTGCTGCACCTGAGAAATCATAAGAATGACTTGCTTCTGCCAATGCCATCCAGCCGTCAAACTGCGCATAATCAGTGGTACCTGACCCTGTATCAGATAATAGTGCAATTTCTTCGACGTCATAAGCAATCCGTTCGGCTATCAATTGGAAAATCATGTTTTCGAAAGAATTGCCACGTACATTTTTTCCACCTTCGATGCTGTCCTGCAGGGTTTCGTAAGATATACGGGTTTCTGCTTTGAACAGTTTTGCGCTCATCTCTACCTTGGAAGTAGTTGGAACAGATTGGTTACTTGCACCCAAGTTAGTATTTTCAGAAGCAGCATGCAGGATGCGACTACTGAAATGTACTCTGTCGATACGATCACTTGCACCCTTCAAAGGAACAACGCGACAAGCGCGGAGTAAGTTCGGGGTCATTTTTAAAATACGTATAAATCTAGATGCTTGCTGCACTGCTAATAGACCACCACCTGTAGTTAGGTCGGTAGTGGACATGCTTGCTTTGGATATTGATTGCCGGGGCACCATATGTTTTTCAACGGCTGCCCTGGCTCGTTCCATAATATTACCTATCAATTTTTTTTCCTCCTATTATCAATTTCACGTATTAAACGCGGAATCCTTCATTTTTAAGTATTTTCTCACATTCATTAAGTGACAAACCGATGTTATCCATAGCACTAAATCCCTCTTGATGTTGAGGCTGATCAGGTTGGTGGACTTGATCAGTACTTTTGCGTGCAGGAGTACGACCTTCAAGTTTTTCAAGACGTTCTAGCAAATTTGCGAGATTTTTCTTGATTTCTTCTGCTTCCTGCTCGTCACTTTTTTCAACAACTTCATTTTTGGGTTGTTCTGGTTGGTCCTCAGTTTTTTGCACGGTTGAATTTGGATTCCAGGCCACGGCTGGGGTTGGAAACTGTCCAAAACTACCACTTCGTACCACATCAGCCAATTGCTTAGTTGTATATCCAATGCCCTTGTTGCTAAGATTTAGCCCTATTGCCTTAAGAAACGTGGTCACGCCCTCAATGGCTTTTTCAATATCCATGCCATCTTTTTCAAATTTGTCCACAACAGATGGCTGTAAGTCATATTTTTTCAATAATTCCAGTTCCATTTTCTTATTGTCCTCCTTTTCGGTTTTGATAAGTACCCTGGAAACTTTTGGTTTTGTACTTTCTTCTTTCTTTGGCTTATCAGTATTGGCTTGCTTTTCTAATTTTTCTACACCAGCCAATTTTTTCAAAATCTTCTTGATTATTCCTTCTTCAGTAATTTCTTGCTTTTTTTCAACATCAACATCTAAGTTAATTTCTGCCTTTTTGCGGCTACCAGATCCACCTATGCTATAGCCAATAATCAACCCGGCCTTGATGTCATTCCACACGCTTTTGTTGATGACCTGAGTAGTCAACCACCACCCACCTTTCACGCCATTTTTGCCATCGACATCAAAAAAACTTTCGATTGGGTAGCCGATATTTTTAAATGTTTGGTGTTCCAACCCAGTTGCAGTGCCCTTTTGAAGATTAAAACACAGATTGCGCATGAACGAATGTGCTGCTTTTTCAATTTCTGCAGCAGTCACAATATCGCCCTGACAATCAGGCAAGCCTGGAACCAACACATAAGCGCCAACTTGCTGCTTTTCATCAGACATTTTGCGAAATGGCACAGCAGTTTTGTAGTTTTGGACCTTCGTTTCAATTGACTTAAGCACCATGAATTCAGCCATTTTCCCAACTGCGGGTGATCTGGTTAATGTTACTTCGGTAATGTCAAGGGCACTTAAGTTGTAGATGTTCTCACTTTTCAAAGCAAAGCGATCAGGCACTTTCTTTTCTATGTTTTTCTGAAATTCCTTTTTCAATAGCCCCACAGTAGCAATTAGCCCCTGGCGAAGTACAACGTCACGCAATGATCCATCCAGGAAGTTTTTCTCAGGCCGAACTTCAATGGAATATCCGTTGTCATTTTTCTTAACGCCAGACACGTCCAAGGATTTTGCAGCAAGCCAATCCTGCACAGATTTTTCAGTAAATTCCTTTTTTGAAAAAACAACTGATTGCAGGATAAGATTGGATTTTTCAAAAAACCCTATGTCGGTTTCATTCTGCTCAGTTGATTTGCCTATTTCTTCAAATTCCATAGTTGTTGTCTCCGGTTCTGGCTCATCCTTTGTGATTTGTTTTTCGTGTTCTTCGTACCAGTTTTTTGCCTTTTCTTCGGTCCAATCTTCCTTGGAAAACCGAACACTTTGCACTGTGTTTTTTTCTTCACCCTTAATTTTGCCTAACACAGCATAGATTTTGGGGCTTTTTTGGAATTCCTTAGTGAAAAAAGTCCCTGCTGTGAAAGCATCGGGTGATCTTACACGGTAGCGGATTTCGCCATCTGTGATATCCCAGCCTGGCATAATTGCTGCCTCCTTTTCGCAAATTCGCCCAAACATTTGAGCACATATTCTTGATCTACGCCTGGCCAGGAAGGCAAGCATATACTTCTTGCGTACACGTCATTTGTGTGGACAAGTTCCCGATCTGCGTGGAAATGCCCAAGCGTGTGACACGGCCAAAAATATATTCGTGTCTCAATTTCGCAGTTTTCAAGGTGTCGCTTCAAGTTGTTGCGATCAGCATGCGCAGAAAGAATAGCAATAACGTCTTTGAATGTGCTACTATCCTCAGCATGTATTTTCTGCGTGTCCCAGCCAACGTCATGAAAAAATTGTCTATATTTCTCTGCAATTCTTTTCTTCTCCGCGATGATTTCAGGCAGTTTCTTCAAGCCCAAGATGGCACATGCAGCATTGTATTCTGTCATGCGTCCTGCCCATCGTCGTAATTGACGCAGTTCATCTGCAAGTGAAGCATCATTGCAGGTTATTAGTCCACCTTCGTTCGCCACCAAAACCTTTGTTGGCGACAATGAGTAACAATGAATACCGTATTTGCCTATTTTTTCACCACAATATAGCGATCCGAAACTATGTGCGCTATCAACAATTAAGCGGATATGCCCAGGACATCTAAGTTGCAGCAAATCATATGGTGCAGGATTGCCGAAACAATCAATCGCAACCACAGCATCAGACTTGGGAATATTATTATGCTCAATACATAACGTCTCAGGATCAATATCTACAAACACAGGTTCGGCATTTGCCATTAGTGCTGCTTCTGCTGTGCTTCGCCAAGTATAAGAGGGCATAGCAATCTTTTTGCCTGCCAAACCAAGCGACCTGTAGACACAATATAGCGCTATTGTCCCACTACTGCAGGCAACAGCATATTTTGCACCTGTGTATTGTGCTGCTAACTCCTCAAACTTTCGCACGATCGGACCATCTGTGAGTATCCGATCCGGCACAGTTGACGAATGCACAAACACATTTTCAGGATTACCGTACGGTATCACGATTATTACCCCACTTTTTTTAATTTGCGCAATTTTTCAATTGCATTTCTATCACGCATATACTTAAGATTGCTGTATTCTGCGCGAGTGTAATCTGTAATCTGTCCAGATTTGATGGCATCGGCAATCTGCACAACGCCATCCATTACCGACCAATCAACCTGGTAGCCCAGGGATTTGATCTTGTCGAAAATAACTCTGTAATTTCTATTATCTTGATCCTTGCCAAAGTTTTTGATTTTCGCCGCAGGGATCACTTGATTGATGATTCTTCCAACTTCGTTAATCGTGTAGTTTTCGGCATTACTGCCGACGTTGAACACTTGTCCGCTTACTTCCTGCGCAGGTGCTTTGAGTAACTCCACGATTGCTTTTGCTGCATCAATCACGTGAACGAAAGGTCGCCACTGTCTGCCACCAAACACGGTTATTTGTCCCTCAAACACCGCTTTTGCAGTTAGCAAGTTGACAACCAGGTCAAATCTACTGCGCCCAGATAGCCCAAACACAGTTGAAAAACGGGGCACAGTAAGCACAAACTTGTCATCTGCCAGTGCCAATATTTTTTGTTCTGCGTCAATTTTTGTTTTTGCATATAATGACACGGGGTTAAGTTCTGATTTTTCACTTAATAGGTCGTCACTGGCACCATACACGCTACAGGTCGAAGAAAAGATAAACCTGTTGACGCCAATATCTTTTGCAAGGCGGGCAACATTGACAGCAGAATAATAGTTGACGTTCTTCGTCAGTTCTGGATCAAGATCACACGCTTGGTCACCCACGATTGCGGCAAGATGCACAACTGTATCAACATCGCGCATGGCATTGATAAGCGTGTCAGTGTCCCGAAAATCTGTTTCGATTATTTCTACCTTGTCCGCAAATTTTTTTATTGATTCTGTCCCGTACAGGAAGCAATCCAGCAACCTAACTTTGCGCCCCTGATCAAGTAGTTGCGGTATTAGTGCGCTACCGATATAGCCTGCACCACCGATCACCAATACCATAATAGCCCCCTTCTTAATTATTCCAATCTCGCACGTTCACGCGGAACGGGCGCAGCAATATCTACACTGTATTCGTCAGGCACCAAGACACAGTGGCAATGATGCCTGCACACTGTTGCACCACTTCTGGGCAATCCTTCTGCCTGCCACTGTTCGTGGGATTGAACACGCCCATGTCGTTCAATGCAATCTGGACATGACCGAGTGAAAAAAGTTACCCAGCGTAAATTATTTTGGATGTCGTGAAATGCAAACGCTTCCTGCATTGCAGTATCAGCAACACGAAAAATAGACGATTGACTAGCACCAACAATCGCGTTGAAAAATGTTCCTGTCTCACGTGCTGCAGTGCTAATTTGTTGTTCTGTTCGTTCTTGTGCTATTTCTACGTGTACGCCGTGCGCGATCATTTCTGCCAACATTGCCGTCGAATTGATTTCATATTGATCTGCAGCAATTGACAACGCTGCTACAAGCGCGTCTTGCGAATTTCTTTCCACTAATCGCTGAATCGCTTTCCATCGCGGTATTTCACCGTATGCATTTTTTTTGATTACCTTTGAAATTATTTCATCTGCAAGTTTTTCACTTGCTTGCAATGCCCCAGGAAAATATTTTTTTGCGATCTTGACCACGGGAGCATTGATAAGCACCATCAACTGCTTTTTCAGTTTTCCGTCTTTTTTCTTAATTTCCCGCAGCATCAGTTTTGCAATATTTTTTGCATTGCTGCTAATTTCCTTAAGCAGTGTCCGCTTAATCTCTTCTTTTGCGCTATCTCGCATCATGTCAACAGCATCCAAAAAATCATAAAATGGGTCCAGATCGCGTCTGCGTTCCTTCGCCTTACTGACTTTGCTGTGTAATATTCTGCTGATCATGCTAAGCACTTAGGTTCCCCTTAATTGCGTTTTCTACGCGCTTTTTTGTTTCCTTAAGCGATCGATCAATTTCTTTTTCTTCGCGCTGTTCTTGCGCTACTTCGTCCAAATTCTCACTAGGTACAATTTCTTGACCCTGGAAAAAATAATGCTTGTTGGCCCAATCTTCGCTAATTGACTTTAACCCCAATCGTTCACGGGCTTCATTGACCGTTAGTACACCCTGGCTAACCAATGTCTTGATGCTATCTGCGTTCTTTTCTAACTGTTCAGGGTCTGAGGTGTCAAATTCGTTCAACCTGATTTCCCACTCTCCAAATCCAGCCTCGGGCAAAATTAGACGGTTGAAAGGATCTAATAGCGATTGTTGTAGTGGTTGTATTGCAAAACTTTTGAAGTCTTCGCGTTGTTTTTGGGCATCCCCTTTGCCGCCCAGCTGACCTTTTGGCATGATTCCCAGCATTCGTGGTGGCACACCATGAGCGGCTATTATTTCGTCCCTGCTTGCTTCTTTGAGTTGGAGAAAAGAAGCTTCATTTGCTTCAACCTCGAGCTTGTGAATTTCAATTTTCGAATCTGGATGCGGGTTTGCCAGCACCATTGGCACGTGTGGACGACTTTTCAGAACTTGCGTAAAATAAAGCTTAAAGGCGTCTTTTTCTTCTTGTGTAAAAGCCTGCCCCGTCAGCATAAATAACCATCTTGGAACACGGTTATTTTCAAAAAAGTTCAAATTCCAAATCTGTGCTGCTTTATCGCTTATAATCGAATCAACACAGCCAAACCAGGGCGGTATACCATAACTTTGGGACAATGGATGATAATCTTTCATGTGAAACAATTCTGTGGCCTTGTTTTCTTCACTCAATCCGTCTTTTTCTTCACCTTCCAAGTCATATTCGTATTTGTCGCCATATTCCTTGAAAAAAATACGCCGAAAAACCTGACCACCGAAAAGATTGTAAGTTTCTTTTGTGGGTTGTGGCACGTCTTCAGATGTAAATGCTGTTTCCCCAAGTTCCCTGGAAAGGTAAGACATTTGGTAAAACCCATGCAATTGCCTACGCCGAACAGTTATTGATGGCACATGGTAAAACTCTGCAGGTTTGCCAGTAGCATCCCTAAGAACCTCAAAATAAGCATTCCCATTGCCGATTTTGTCAAGTGCTAGCGCGTGAAGAAAAGTAGCGAAACTATGATGCGTGTTACTTCCTTTGTTATTCTCACCATCCCCATTCCTATTCCCATTTGTTGCATTATTAAGAAAGTCTATAACTTTTTGTGAATCTTTGTCTTCGCCACGTCTATGGACTATACGCCAGCCAGTAGAAATCACGACATCTGCCTTAAGTGCTATGCAGCGCGAATGCCAGATATTTGTCATAGACAAGTGGGCGAGATCAAAGGGGTCAAATGGCGGATTTATAATATGCCCAGAAAAAGAATTGTTAAGGTCTATCGATTGCTGCTTGCTGCTTTTGGTCAACTTATCAATAAACTGTTGACCCCAACTTTTAGCAACATCGCCAACGTCGAACGTTTCAAATTTTGCGTCTACTAATTCTTTATCCCTATCCATATCCCTATCCAAACGTAAATTTATTTTTGATTGAAACCCCGCTAACAAAGTATCTAAGTGCATCTAATGGGTGGCTATGTTCATCATGCTTATATTTTTCGTGGCTATGTTCGTTTTCGCCCTTAGTCCGGTCCCACTGCGCCATTTCTAAAGCATTTATGGTTTTTCGACAGTTTTTGGTGACGTACAACTGCGGCTGTCCAGAAAAACTATTGATTCGCAATTTTTTTTGTACTGCTTGAATTCCGTCTGAAACCGAAGAAAATTGTGAATTAACGCGGATATCATGACCTGACAATTTGCTGATATACGAATAGTGATCGATACCAGATCGCTGATGACCACTTGGATCACCCCAGTCTTCAC